AATTTTATTATATTAATTATTACTATTAATAATATAACTACTAATCCCAAAACTAAGAAAAAAGTAGATTTTTCACACTTTATCATCTTCCTATTACATATATTAGCTAATTCCTTAGTCTCATTAATTAATTCTTTTTCAAACCTCTCTTGATTATTTATTGTATTTAAATAAATCTTATATTCATCTTTTGTCATTTCTGCAACTGATTTATAATATAAAGATGATTTAAAATTATTAATAGATTTTCTTGGAATAATTACTAGTATTGAAAATATAGTTGAAATTATTATAAAAATAATACTTATTACTAGTAATATTTTCAAAATAAGACTATCATTAGATATTGATTTGTATTCAATAAGAATTGCTGCTAATATAGCGCTAGAAATAGCTAATATAAAACTAGCTTTTATATCTAATTTTTCTATATATGAATCAAATCTATCCATATTAATTTCTAATATCTCTTTTTTCATAATTCCATCCTCTTATACGTTTATTATTTTCTCTATACTTTCAAAAACAGCTAAAAATTCACTGTAAGATATATAGTCTTCTTGCTCCATAATATCCATTTTTTTAAAACTTTCTAATGATATATATTTCTTATCTACATACTCATCTGTATCAAATTTAATATCTCTATCATCTATTATCTCTGCGATAAATCTTATTCCTGGTACAGTTTTCTTATCCTCATTTAAAAAATTATACTCCTTGATAGGATCTCCAACTCTTATATCAATATTAAACTTTTTCTTATAGTCTTTCTCAATATTACTTTTAAATGATTGCCCATTTTGCATTTCACAACATCCAAAATCCCATTTTTCTTTAAATAAAGTGTTTTTAGAACGTTTAAACATAAGCACTTCTTTTCTTTCTGAATTAATACAAACAGCAACACAATGTACCTCTAATAATTTATTCCCCTCTAACAATTTTTTACTATCAGTAGATTTCTTTAATATTTCATTGATAATATCTATTTTCGATTGAATATTCTTATCTTTTACAATTTTATTTATTTTTTGAAAAGAAGTCATATTATCTTCAAAAATCATCTTGTCAAATTCCTTATCAATAAACTCTTTAGTAATCTCATCATTATAGTACTCATCATAAAAAAAACTATCTTCTAATTTGCATTTTGTATATTCATGGTCATGATACCATATTATAGGGTACATTTTCCCATCCCATATACCTTTTAACTTTCTATATGCTACTATATGTATTTTATTATCTATAAATTGATTTTTAGCCAATAAATATGCTAACTCTAAGCTCAATGTCAACCTTCTTTGTATTGTATTTTTAGCTATTCTAAATCCAGTATCTATATCATTTCCTTGAAATTCATATGTTGGAAGTCCTTCATCTCCATTATGATTATATATATACATCAAATTATGTATTTTGTTTGTTTGTATTTTCAAATTTTTTGTTTTATGTACTGGAGCTATCCAAGCTGCTGCTTTCAATGATAAAACATTTTGTGCAACAAACATATTTCTCTCTTCGTCTGTAAAGTTACCATCTAAAATTTCACCATTTTTTATTTCATTAACTATGCTATTTAATATTTCAAATACATTTTTAATGGATTTTTCTAGCTGCTCTATATTAGCAATATTAACTATAAATACAGCTTCATCCCCGATGGTTCTCCATAGCTGAGACTTATCGACTTTCTTAATCATAGATTCCTTTATCTTCTCAGTTATTGTTATTAATATTGGAAACCAACTAGTATAATTTCTAGTTTTATAACTACTTGAATTTACTAAATCAAATGATACAAATAATATTAACTCTTCTGTATAATCAGTCTTTGAGTTTTCAATAAATTCACTATTATATAATTCACTCACTCTTTTTTCTATTATTGATTTTATAGAAAAACCCATGTCATTTCCACCCAATTATATTACCCCCATGATAAAATTCCTAACCATCTGCCTCTATTTATTGCTGATTCAAGTGATACTTGAAAATAATCTGCTACTTTATTCATTGAATATGTGCCATCACCATTATAATTTTCATTCATTACTTTGAAAAAAATTTCTCTTGGCATTAAAAAGGCTGCTGCAAACTCATGTGCTTGATATTCCATCTCCCCAACTTCTTTTCTTAAATATACCTTATCTTTGTTTTTTTCCCATAATTTTTCATCAATTGCATATCCCATATGTAGAAACAAATGCCCTAATTCATGTGCTATGGTAAATTTTTCTCTACATTTATTGTCTATTATAGGAATTTCTATAACAAAACTTTTTCCATCTCTATAAACTTTTCCATCTGCTCCATCTAATTCATGCTTTCTAATGATTTTTCCACCTAAATTAGTAACTATTCTATCTAAGCTATCTATAGGTATACTAATCTCTAATGTCTCTATAATTATCTCAGCTATTTCATTAATTGTTTTTCTTAATTTTGAATTCATATACCCAACTCCTTACATATACCATAATATATTCTATAAAAACTTATAAATTCCTTTATTTTTTTATATTTTTTTAAACGACGAATTGTCAAGCTAAGTGCAACACTTAGCTTGTTCTTCGTTAAATGCTTCTAACGGTGTCTTGTATCCAAGACATTTCCGTGGTCTATTATTTAAAATATCCTCAACAATATCAACATGATTTTGATTTATAGTAGAAAAATCAAATTTTTTAGGAAAGAATTCTCTAATCAAGCCATTTGTATTTTCATTAGTTCCTCTTTGCCATGAACTGTAAGCATCAGCAAAATACACATCTAAGTCTAATTTATTTTCTAACTCTAAATATCCAGCAAATTCTTTACCACGGTCTACAGTCAATGATTTTAAATTATTCCTACCAAATTTGCCTAATGCAATAATACAATGTTCATTAAAAGTAGAAGCTTTTCTATTTTGCATTATTCTGATTTTTGTTAAACGTGTTTTTCTTTCAACGAAAGTTGAAAGACACGCCTTAGATTTTCCCCTACTTGAAACAATAGTATCAAGTTCCCAATGTCCAATATCTAATCTTTTTCTTACATCTTTAGGTCTTTGACTTATTGTTTTCCCTATATTGAATTTACCTCGAGTTTCTCTTGGCTTTAGTGATTTACCCTTCCTGCGAAGCAGGTCAACGGAACAGTGCTCCAAAATACCTTTATATAGCCAAGAGTATATAGTGCTAAATGAAATTATTTGTTTATTAAATTCAAGTTTTAGACGACCTGAAATCTGTTCTGGAGACCAGTGATTATTTAGCTTTTCTTGAACATAGTTTACTAACGAAGCGTTAGCAATTTTTCCATGAGGTTTACATTTAACTCTTCTGTTTTCATATTTATCTTGAGCTACATGAGCTTTGTATCTTCCATTAAGATTGTTTCTTTTAATTTCTCTTGAAATACTTGATTTATTTCTGTTGAGTTCTTTGGCTATTTTAGATAAACTCCATCCTAAATTTAAATATTCTACTATACAACAACGTTCATTTATAGTAATATGTTTATAGCTCATACAGTCACGTCCTTTAAAGTGGTTTTCTAGTCAATTATTACTTTAACATGAACGTACCCGTATGGGTTATTTTTTTTGCAATTAATTAGTGTTGCACTTGATATTGTAATTTATCAAACATAAAAACTAGTAAGTAATATTTCTCCTACCTACTAGCCTTAAACAATTATAAATTTAATCAACACTATTATTATATTTTATTTATTCTTCTAAAATAGATTACTTTTAGACCTGGAATAAAACTTCATATATTTTCATATAAATAAAATTGAAAACTTAATATTAGGAGGTTAACACTATGAGTGAAACTATATTAGTTTTATGCTGTTTATTATTTATAATAATAGCCTTAAAAAACTAGTACGTATTGCACTTAATTCAAATTAGACTTTTAATACCTTATGCTAGGATATTTATATATCCTATGCAGAAGTATTAAAAAATAAATTGAATCACACTAGTGTTAATTTCCTTAAAATAAAAAAAGGCTAGTAAGTAAGATCCTCCTACCTACTAGCCTTGATTATCAATTACATTCTAATATTTTTATATCTTTAACCCCTTTTTTTAGTTGTTCCTCTATCATATCCGGAATCCATTTAGCTTTGCATAAGTCTGTTACTTGTACCCCATCTGCTATAATTTTAAATAAAACCTCTTTTGATTCCTCTTTTTCTGCATATGCTTGATAAGATGTAAATGTAGTATTGTTATTTTCCTCTATATAACAATATCCTTCAAATCCATATCTACAATCTTTCACTTTGTATACATTTTTACTAGGATTATCTAATACAATTGCACTTATAGGACATCCTAAATAAGCTATTCTATTCCATAACTCCCAACTTGAATCATCTTTATAAATTCCGAATCCTGCATTAAAAGGTTTAATATTTAAATATTCCCTTACATGAACCTTTTTATATTCATTAATCTTTTTATTACTAATAGCTTCAGCTATAGCTTTTCCAATTGCATCTGATCCTAGCTTTCTATATAACGCTACATCTTCTGTAGCTTCTACAAAGCAAGTTTCAACTATCATTGATTTCATATTAGTATTTCTTAATTCATAAAGATTAGTTCTAATTTTTTGCCCTCTATTCCTAAATCCTAATTCTCCTAAAGCGTTAACTACTCTTTGAGCTATATCATAATTTGAGTAAACACATACCTCGCTACCTAATGCTCCATTATAGGAATCATAAGCTTTATTAAAGTGAATAGATACAAATAAATCAGCGCCCCAATTATTAGCTTTATTAACACCATAACTTAAGTCTGAAGATGAAGTTGAATCTGGTGGGGTTACATCTAAAACCTCATTCCCTAATTGTTTTGAATATTTTATAAGTGCATCTTTTACTTTTCTATCTTCTATTAACTCATCTAGTATACCTCTTGCCCCTGGAACTTTTGGACAATGTCCACCTCTAACTGCTACTTTCATATTAACACACTCCTTTTAATTTATATTATGAAAAATTACGTATTCTTGTTAATTTAAAAAGAGAGCCTATTGGCCCTCAAAATTATTCTGATTTATTTAATTGTTTGTATGTTTGATTTACTCCAACAGCTACTCCCCAACAAAGTATTCCGTATAAAACTCCATTAACAATAGTATCTAAAGCTACTTTGTATTGGGTATTTATAATATTTAATAATACAGCTATAGTAATTGAGAATAACATTAATAATGAAGTTATAAACTTATCTGGTACAGTTTCTAGCTTTTTAAGAAATACACCTACTACATATGTTGCAACAATAACAATAATTAAAAATTCAGGTATAAAAGTCATTAAATTTTCCATGATTAACGCACTCCTTTATTTAAAATTTATTAAAAAGGCAATTACTGTACTTATTAAAGCACCAGCAATCGCTCTCCATAGCCATGTATTAGAATTTTCTAAGTCAGATATTCTATTATTTGCTACTTTAATTTTTTCTTCTTGTAGTTGAAATTTTAAGTCAGTATTTTCAGCATTGCTTTTTAATGTTGATTTTATTTCTGCTATACTTTCTTTAATTTCATAAAGAATATTTTCTTCTGCCATGCTTCACCTTCTTTTCTCCAATCACTTGGAATTTTAAATATAAAAAAGAAGCTAGATTTTACTCTAACTTCTTGCTTATTTTTTATTTAATAATATGTTTTAGATATATATATTTTCATGATATCTTTATAACAATTAGAAACTAAATCATGTATTCTTATAATATCTTCGTCTTTTAGTTTTTTAAATTCACTATTTAATTCTACTCTTGGGATAATTTCTGTATTTATCTTTTCAATTTCAACAGCGAATACTTTCATAATTTACTCCTTTCATGTTCTATAAACATGCTTTTGCAAAATTCCCTCCAAAATTACTTATATCAAGTGTTTCTCTAGTTAAGTTTAATTCAATAACTTTATCTGGATTATTATTTTTAAATAAATTAAATCTTTCTTTAACATACCAATGATCTTTTAAAACATCATAGTTTTCAGTGGATATTCCATTATCATAATGTACTAATAATCCTAATCTACATAAATTTTCTATACTTGCTGATATTAAAAATGGATCATAATCATCTATTAATAAGTCACTTGAAAATATTTTAGGCATTCCATGGACAAAATATTTTGTATCAAAACATATTGTAATCCATGAACATTTAATATTATTTCCTATATCAACTACTTTTTTTAATACTTTAGCATCTAAAGGTGACATTTGTTTTATTATTTCAACATAACTTGGATGTGCATATATTACTGTTTCTATATTCATAGAAGCACCCAATAAATTTAAATACATTTCTCTTACTTCTGGAGTATCGATAGTATATTTTAAAGATTCTATAGTTGGCCCAACTATGCTTATAGGCGCTTCAATTAAATTTTCTCTTGGAGTATCTTTTATTTTTGATTTTAAATCTTTTTCGAACTCTTCTATCTTATACTTATAAGTTATATTAGCTTTCTTTAAAGGATATAAAATTACATTGTTGAATAATCCTACTATTGTTTGTAATGCTGCCCCTCCTTCTTGTACTGTTCCTTTGAATCCATCTTTATAAATTTCTCCTGATTGTTCTTTTGCAACTTCTGCAATAACTTGATTAAAATTTATTTCTTCCATACTTACCTCCATATAATTATATAAACAACATAATTTTACATTATTCTTTTTTATATGGAAATAGTTGACTAAAAAATATATAAATTTTACGAACAATATTTATCAATTCTTAAATAATTTTTTAATTCTACTCCTTTTTTAAAAATTCATACAAATTATAACATATTGTACTGTATTATTACAATTTTTAATTTTATTTCCTTTATACTGTATATATTTACTTTAAATAAATAATAATGTTTGAGCCCCATCAGGCAAATTAGACAGTATTTCTCCATTTTCATAAATACTAAATTCAACATCGTTACTTTCTATATTGTAAATTGTAGGTTTAACTATATAAGCAGTATATGCTTTTTTAATTTCAAGGAATAAAGTCCAACTATTCTCCCATGTTGTTTTAACAGCTATAATATTTAAATTATCATTATTAAAATCATCTGTTCCATAAACCTTTTCCATTTCAAACTTAATATTATCGTCTTGCACTTTTGACTTTATGTATATTTTACCAGCAGAAAATTCACTATTTGCGTTACTACTTTGAATTAACTCCAACCCTAAATTAAACCCAGAGATGTTACCTATTAATTTAATTTTAGCAAATGGCACATATCTGTTTGGTTCTACTGTCATTGTACTTTTAAAAGTGTTTTCAGTGGTCATTTTTAATTTTTCATGTTCAAATTCTATTTTATTTGGTACGTTATCTTTATTATAATCAAAACTAGGAAAACTAAATGTATCAACCATAGAAACATTTTCAGCATATATAACTTGTGCAAGTATACGTGTTTTATATTTATTAGAGCAAGCATAGAGAATGTAACTGTCGTCTGTTTCTTCTACGAATAACCTTATATTTGATTTTGTTAAATAGTTTAGGGTGCAATAATTTTTCTTGAATTCATAATCACGTCCAGTTGCGACATATACCTCACAAGTATCAGAATAATCATTACCTATTAAAGATATTTTTATTATAAATCTTGAAGATTCACCAAAATATAAATCATCACTTTGGAATTTAGCAAACTTTAAAAGTTTTGCATAAAGATTAGAATTTCCATAATTATAATTTGTGATTGCTATCTTTTCAATTCTATTCATTAATTATCCCCCTTAATTCGTAATCAAACATCTTTTGAATGTTTGTCCCCTCAGTAAATATGCCAAACCACCACCATACACAGTCTAAATCCTCTTTATTTAATACTTCAAATAGACCTTTTAAATATACTTCGGTTGCTTTATTACTTATTGTTCCATCTATTACATTAGAAGCAGGACTTAGTAGTGCTTCCCAACAATTAGTAACACCAGTTTCACTAATTATTATTTTCTTGTTAGGATATTGTTTTTTTCTCGTTTCTATCCACATATTTACTTCATGTTGCTTCCATGCATTTATTGAATCTTCATAAGTTGTTTTTTCTTTTTTAAAACTTATTGTTGGATAACAATTAACACATAATAAATCCGACAATTCTATTACTGTGGTAGGCAGGTTGAAATTATGCTCTATTCCTGCACAGGTGATTCCAACTTTATATCCTTTGTTTTTAGCTATATTTAACAATTCTATTACATCTGTTGTATAAGTAGTATCTGTATCTATAAAAGAACACTCATTTAATACTGTAATGTTTTCTATAGTGGTATTTTTAAGTTTATCACATATTTCAGAAACTATATTTTTATATTTAGATAAGAAAACTGGTAGTGTTATTGTATTTTTTAGATAATCTTCCAATATTCCAACATGTATTTTAGCATTTTTTATTTTTACATTTAAATCAGAGAAGGTTGTAATAGCCCATAACACATCATCCATATTAGTAGCTATATATAAAGCCGAAGTATTAGAATTATATCCTATGTGAATATCAACTGTTATCTCATCAATTCCTAATTCTTCGCACTGTTTTATATCGTTGCCAATTTCAATCCTATTTTTTTGAGTATGGGTGCCATCTGTTCCCCAGATTTCCCCCCAATAACAATTATACCCAAAAATAGGCTCAAAATTTCTAAAACTAAGTCTTTTATTAACCTCACTTTGCTCCGCCTTTGTATCCAATTGTGAACCAAAATTATTCAATCTAGTTGTGTATTTTTCTTCTAAATTTACAGAAGCATCTTGTAATTCTTTTGCATATCCATCGGCTACAATTAGTGCATTATTTAAAGCTTGATACTCCGGTTTACTTTCAATCGCATTAGGATTGTATGGATTCTCTATAACTGTAATAAAAAAAGGAAGTACGCTTAATTGCATATCCTCCTTCAAAATTACTAATGTAGCTTGTATAACTCCTTCTTTGGCTAAGGTTTGATTAGTTAATTCTATTTGAACTTTACCACCTTTAGCATCAATTATAACAGCATCATTAAATATATCTGTTATATCTGGCTTAATTGCACTAAATTTAACTGCGCATCCTGTTAAATCTACTGGAATAGATCTATTTACTATAGTAGCATCTATATACCTACTTTTATTATCTCCCTGCATTGCTATAATACTTTCAAAACTTTTTCTTTCTGTGTCTAATGTTATTTTCTTATGATTCACTTATATCACCTCACAAGCTTGTCTAAACTCCCTTACTGCATTATCATAAGCTTGTTTATTTTTCTCATAAATTTCTTGATTGAAAATCTGTGGAGCTGGATAGCTATATAAATCATCATTATCCTTAACAGCATAAGCAATAAGTATTAAAGCTTCTCCACCATTTAGCATATCTGTTTCTGTTATTGTAAGCTTCTTTTCTATCTTAGTTTCATTTCTTATATTCATATAATCTCCACCTTTTACTTATTAACCTTTAAATTTATACTTGCACTTACTATATTACTGTATCCACTTCCATGTGTAGTTATAGAATTTATAGTACCATTTTTAATACCATCAACAATGCTCTTAGGTAATGTAAATGTCTTAGTTTCCCCCCATGCTAAAGTTCCTACATATGTCTTGTTATAATATGTAGGAGTACCACTTGCACTACTACAATTACTTCCACCAACATATATGCTAACACCTCCACTAGAACCACCAGAATTAGCTCTAGTTAGTGTTATAGTTGCACCATCTAAAACTGTACCTCCATCCAAGAAATTCCTTATATCAGTTAAATTAAAGAATATATGTCCAGCTTTATCTCCATATCCACCATATACACCACTTTTACACTCTCCACTTTTCCAATTTGACCATGCATATTGATAAGTTGCTAAAGATGTAACAACAAATTCTTTAAAATTATTAAGAACAGGTGGAATAAGTGCTTCATAAACTGTGCTTGAAACTTGGGCAACCGAATCTATTTCTTTTATAATTCCACTAATCTCTTCCAAAGTTCCTTGCTGCCTTATACTATTAACATCGCTTTCACCTATAGTAACTAAAGCACCATTAAAGCACCTAACTGCTTTTGTATTGTTTCCCCTACACGAACCCTCCAACCACACTTGACCGCCTTTTACTCCTAAAGCTGAATATGCTTTACAAAAATCTATACTATATAATCGCCCAAATGAATTTTGTGATAAAATACCATACGCACTAGCATCAGTAAGTAAGCCTAATATCTCAAAATTATTACAATTTATAACGTTAATACTATTTTTAGCTTTAATCATAAAGCCATCTTTACTTTGATAGCTCGTTCTGTTTCCATATACAGATATCCAATTATTTATATTTCTTAATATAACTCCGTATTCTTCATTAGTTTTTATTATAAACTTATTACTGAAACGGATATCAATTTTCCCATTTCCACGTAATCCCGTTAGATAAAATACATCATTAACTGCACCTTCTGTAATGACATATATAAATAAATCTTTATTTATAACGGGCATTGACTGTACATAGTTTTTTAATTGATAAAAATTAGTAAAAGGTGTATCTATCTTGCCATCCATTATTGAGTTTGTTGAATTATGGTCTACATATAAATTGCTGTCACCAATATAAGTATTATCAATATTTTTAGCAAATACCTTATCAGCTTTCACTACACTTCCATAATCTTTACTACTAAATTCTGCAATGTTTTCTCCACTTTCAATGTCTATTAAGTACATTCCTTTTGCATCAAACTTCATTTTTGTACCAGCTTCAGTATGTGTTACTTCAAAGAAATCATCATCAATATTAATTGCTAAATTTCCATTAGCACTCATAATAGTTCCTGTTTTTATTAATGCAGCATTTAATTCCCCAGTTGTTATAACACTTGCATTTATCTTTCCATCTATTGTAATAGCTAATGTATAAGGACCATTATATCCACTTTGACTAAATGCAATACCATTTTTATTCATTCTAATAACATTAATAGAACTTTCGACTTGTGGAGAATCCATTATTAATATTTCATTTTTTCTAGCAACTACATAACTATCTTTTATACCTGCTTCTATAAGCTGAGTTGCTTCGTCCATTGACTTATCTAATATATCTTGCCATGAGTTTCCACCTAACTGTTCTACAACTTTATCTATTGCATTTTGGACTTTGTTAATATTTGAGAGCGCATTTCCTTTTACATCACCAAGATCTATATCTTCGTATCTATCTTTAATATTATTATATTTATTAGCTGTCATTTTCAGCTTAACATTAAATCCATAATCCTCCAAATTTGCTGTTAATATATCTCCTTGATAAATTCTTTCATTTAATTCATCACCTTTATATTGATCCGTTTTACTCAACTCTGCAATACTTAGTCTTAAACTGCATGTAGGTTTATCTATATTTTGTTCTTCGAATAGCTTATCACATTCTTTTCTTAAAGCTTGATACACTTCTTCTAATGTTTCATAACCATCTTCACTACCATGCTCACTATATTTATACTTAATATTATCAAATTTAAATTCCTGTATTTTGGGATGAGGATAATTATTAACTAGTGGTGAGTAATAAATCCCTTCAGGTAAAGTTAGACCATCATAAGTTATTGCATTAATTCCAGTAACTACTGATTCTGAATTTATAGTACCATCAAAATCTATAACATTTTTACCTATTAGTATTTCTACTCCTCTATCCTCACCAACACTAGAGTTCATTGCAATATTAAAATTATCTAATACAAGATATCCACCCCATCGACTCATAAATGTATTATCATCACTACCTAATAATGCATCAATTCCATTTTTTCTAACCATCCTAGCTGTATTAACTATATCTATATTAGAGCTTAAATTATACTTATTTGTATAAACTGTTCCACTTTCAATTTGTTTTATTGCTGATCTACCTGATTTATTAACAATGTTTATATCTTGTATAAAATTATCATTAAAATCAAAACCTATATGATATCCTGAAGCCGTAATATACTTTTTATTTTTCTTGTTAACTTTTGAAATTCTAAACAATTGCAACCCTTTTTCTGTAGGAACTTGCAATATCATATTTTCCTCTATAGTTTCTGATTTATCAAAATCTTTTTTGAATTTCGACTCAATTACCCATTTACTATTTTCTATCCAACTTGTATAAGAAGAAATTACTATATCATCTAAAACCTCTACTCCATCATGAGTAAATTGTGTTTCATCTTTTTTAAACAACTTAATCATATTGTTTCCTCCTATACTAAATATCTAAAGTTTGGTATTATTTCAATCTTTGATACATTTCCATCCCAAGTTATATTATTAGATCCAGGATTTAAATTAGGAAAATCACCAATTTTTTTATCATTTTGTCTCTTTGAATCTTTATAAGTCCTCATTTTAACTGTATTTATAGTTATATATTCATCAACATCTTTAAGGGTTATTTGAGTATTACCTATAAATAAATTGATATCTCCACTACCATAAATGGTAATTACAGGCTTAGAGTAATAAGAACAATAATTGTACACCTCACTATCTTTTGAGGTTATAATTAAAGCCTCATTATCAGTACTGTATCCAAAAGGCTGACATCTAAAACTTATAGTGAATTCATACCAACTACCATAATCATTATTCTTAAATAAATAATTTATAGGAATTTCACTTACTATTTTTGCATTATAATATCTGTCTGGTAGATTAGAAAATATAACTGGTCCATCCTTAAGGTAATTACATAAACTATCGATATTTTCTCCCGTATAATACACTTTGCATTGTTTTATTGTAGGCTCGTAGGTTCCATCAGTTATAGTTAAAACCCCATCCATACCTAATACTGTTTCTTCTTCAATACGTTGCTTAGGAATAGTTATAGAAGGTAATTCAACTACAACTATCCCAACATCTAAGCTACACTCATTATTTAAAATAAAATAATCTTCGTTCATATTACCTCCTATAGTTCTCTTAATTCTGTATACTCTGTCAGTTCTTCAATTAATTCTCTTAAATCAGTAACTCCATTAACATCAACCTGTTGAATTATATTTTCAGTAATTTTATTAAACTCTTTACTAGATATTTCTTTTAAATAATCTAGTTTTATTGATATTTCTTTTAATAAAGTTGACTCTTGATTACTTATCTTAGGTTTATTCATAGAATTCAATATTTCTTTAGTTTGCCTAGCATTATAAACAGTTTCTCCTCCATCCATATTTACTAATTGCCTTGTAGTTGCAAAAGTTAACTCTCCACTTCTAGATTGTATTAACTCTGGTCCATATTCTGCTACACTTGCTATACCAGGCATTGCATTTTCAGTACCAGTTGCATACATTGTAGAACCATTATAATAAGGCTTACCCGAAGAAGTATATTGAACACCTACTATTACCTGCTTGTAACTTGAAATATTATCAATGTTTCTTTGAACTTTCGAAGCTGTACCATTATCAGTTACATCTATATTAGCTTTTTTGCCATTCGTTGCATCAACTTGATTTCGTGTCTCCTTAAGCTTATTTATAACGTCTGCTGTATTTTCTCCGATTTTTATTGGATTGCCATTAACGTCTTGAATTGAACTTACAACATTACCATTCTCATCTTGTACCTCTACAAGTTTACCAATTATTTCATTACTTGCATTAGTAATATTGCCTGAAGTATCTAAATAAGCATCTCCAATTATCAAACAATTTGTTAAAATCCCTTGAGCTGTTTGCTGCCATTCTGCTATTTCATCTTGTAAAGCTGATGCATCATTTTTTGTCATTGATCCAATATTTTGAGTGTTCAAATTATAAATACCTGATAATTTACCAGTAGTTTCATCTATTTTTACATAGACATCATCCCATGTCTGTGTAGTAGTATTATACATTTTTTGATATCCACTCTCTGTTATTTTCTCTAATCCATCATAATATTCCGTTGCCTGCACTAACTCTTGATAATATTGAATATCCTTTTGTTGTAGTATTTCTCCATTAAATTTATTAATTGCATTTTTTAAATTTTCATTATGTTCTACAGCATATTGATAGGCTTCATCATAATAACTTTGAGATAGCTCTAATTGACTATTTTTAGAAGCTTCTAATCTTGCTACTGTTGCATCAACATTAGCTTTATCTTCTTCTGATAAACTTTCATATCCACTTTTAGCAATTTCAATTAAAGCATCATACTTAGAACGTATTTCTATTTGTTCTTCTTGAGATTGTTGATATCTTTCTTGCAATAATTTTTGAGCATTTTCTGCATCTAAAGTAGACATTCTATTTCTAAATTCTTGTTGAGCATATTCTAGCTCATAATTATTATTAGCTTGTGCCTCTAATTCTATTTGCTTTATTTGAGCGTAATAATTTTGTATAGCTGTTATTTCATCTTGATTTAAAGTTCTGCCTTCTGACCTGGCATTTGCAATAATTGTATTAATTTCATTATAAAGATTTTGAGCTTCTTCTTTTTCTTTACTACCTCTACTATTCCAGTATTCAAGCAAAGCACTCTCACTCTCATCTATAGCACCATCTACACTAAAAGCTTCACTAAGTCCACTTTGCAATTCATTACTCCAATCATCAATAGCAGTATTACAACTTTCTAAGGCGTCATTAACTCTACTTGTTAATGAGCTAACTTCTTCATCTGTCATTACATTATCAACATTTATAGAATTAAGCTCCATTCCAAAATCATGTATATCTAAAGTCATCTCCTTAACTGATTCTTGAAATTCAGAACTTATATTTTCATTAAAGTCCTTATAAACTAGTCCCATTTCTTCTAATTCTTCTTTAGAATATGTAACTTTCCCTGTTAGATCAGCTATCGTCTTTTCCATCCATGACATTTCTTCACGTGATTTTGTAATTTTCTGATTAGCCAAATCCATAGCTTCATGCCAAACATAAACTCCTGCTCCAACTGCTGCCAAAGGAATTATTGTCGCTGATAATGCACTCCCAAAACCAATGGATAGTGAAGTAATTTTATTTACTAATGAAATAGTTTTACCTATACCTGTTATAACTTTTCCTCCTACCATCATAAGTGGTCCTATAGCAGCAACTGTTGAACCTATGCTAACTATATTCTTTTGAACTGCTGGATCTAGATTGTTAAATGCACTAACCATATCTGTAACTTTATTAATCCCTTTTGTTATTGCTGGTAATAATGTATTACCAATAACTATTCCAGCGCCTTCTAAAGCTGAAGTAAATTCATCCCAAGCACCCTTTGTATTATCCATCATTGTATTAGCCATGTCTTTTGCTGCACCGTCAGCATTTTTAAAACTCTTAGTTAGTCTTTCTAGTTCTGCTGGACCAGCTGCTATTAAAGCCAACATTCCCGACATAGACTCTTGACCAAATATAGTTGCAATAGCTTGTTGTTGTTGTTCCTCTGTTAAACCACTTAAAGAAGTTTGAAGGTTTCCTACAATATCTTTTAAAGATAACATTTTCCCGCTACTATCATAGGCATTAAATCCTAACTCTTCCATTAATTCAGCAGCTTCATTACTTGGATTTGCCAACCTGGTTAATGCAGTTCTTAGGGTTGTGCCTGCTTGACCGCCTTTAATACCTGCATTAGACATTAGTCCAATAGCTGCAGTAACTTCCTCTAAGCTTTGTCCCATAGTAGCTGCAACCGGTGCAATATATTTCATAGCTTCCCCAGTGTCAGTAATTCCTGCATTTGTGTCTGCTGCTGCTCTTGCTAAAACATCCGCTACATGTGCAGCTTGACTTGCTTCTAACCCGAACCCGTTTAATGTGCTTGCTGCTATATCTGCTGCAGTTGCTAAATCTAAATTATCACTTGCTGCTAAGTCAAGTAACCCAGGCATAGCTGATAAAATTTGATTTGTAGTAAATCCCGCAGAAGCTAAGTTTTCCATACCTTCTGCTGCTTCTGTTGCACTAAAACTAGTTGCTGCGCCTAGCTCCTCTGCTTGCGCTTGAAGCTTTTCAAAATCTTCGCCGGTTGCTCCAGATATTGCTTTAACTCTTGACATCTGTGCTTCGAATCCTATTGCTGTTGTAACTGCAGCTGTACCAACCCCGATTAATGGAACTGTTAATCCTTTAGTTATTGCACCACCAATACCTGTCATCATTCCACCTAAGGATTGGATTCTTGAACCAGCTTCTTGAGTGTTATCTGTAAATGTATCTAATTGTTGTCGTGCACTCATTAATCCTGACGTATATTGACTATAATCTAATTCTAAATAAGCTACTGCACTTCCTACATTTATACTCATTAACTCCCTCCTTTCTTGAAATTTGGGCATAAAAAAAGAGTCTTAATAGACCCTTATTCTAATAATTTATTTACTTCTTCTAATATATCACTTGCCTTTTCATAATGTTCTACACTATTATTCCAGTTATCATCTTCAGAATTAATATCCATCTCAATAGAATATTTACAAGACTCATTTATATTATCATAAATATCCAACAACTTGCTTTTTATTTCTTTGTGACCTCTTATTCCATTAACTTCCTCTTTAAAATCCTCACTCTCTTCTTGTAGCTCTCTGAAAACTTCTTTATCACTAAAGGCAGTAGTACTTCCTAATTCATCTACTAAGATAGAAGCATCATTATATAATTCTTTAATATCTTCTTTTGATGTTTCACTACAAGATATTAATGATAAAGCCATAATAATAAGTAATGATAAGTTAAATAGTTTTTTCATATTGTCCCCCCTGTTCCTATTAAATATACCAGTATTATACAATATATTTAAATATAATGACAATTGATTATTGGAATCTCTCTAGATTCTTTTTCATTTCACTTATCAAATCACTATTATTTATATTTTTATTTTTTGGGACTTCATCTATCCAATTAGGTTCTTTTAACCAACTATCTTCTAAATAGACTTTGCCAGCCTCCTTTACCTCTCTCTTAGTTTTCATAGACAAAATATATTCACAAGCTTCATCAAAAATAAAAGCTAGATACGAATCATTTATATTCATTATCTCGCTAGGCCTTTGATTATACCTTTTGCTTATTCTTAGTATTCTTAATATTTTCTCGCTTTGCACGAAAGGATGTAAGTGCTTTAATACCTATTTGAGTATAATTATATATCTCAAGTAATTGAGCATCTGTTAACTCTAACCCTATTTTCTCTAAATCATCATAAGTAGGCTCTACCATAGCAGCTTTAGCCATATCGTAAGTAATTCTTTTTGTTCCTTCATATTAATTACATCTTTGGTGGTTTTAACACCGTTAAATAATATATAAGCTGCATTTAGTAACGGATTAGGTATGTCTCCATTTGCAACTAAACCTAACATACTAGGTCTTTTTAATTTACATACAAATGGTTCCTCTCCCCATCCTATTAACTCTACTTCTTGTCCTTCTGCTATTTTTTTTAAATCCTCTATACTTGTAACTGCCATATTTTATTCCTCCTATTAAACCGGTAATTCTTCTAAAAACTCTAAATTATAAGGTGATATACCTTTTTTAACTCTACTTGAGATTGTATAAGCAGGTGCCATAAATTCACCATCTTTAAACGTAAATGATACTGGCTTTCCTTTACACCCTTTAAATGCAAAACATTGATATCCTAATGTTTCACCATCTCCATCTTTTTCCTCTGTATAAATTTTTGTAGTAAACTTAACTCTATTAACTACAGCTCCTACAGCAGGTGGATTGTATCCTGTTACCTTTAGTGAGTCTAATTCCCCAGTTGTTACAAGTTTTCCTCCATCTACAATAGCTAATACTTCCGGAACCATAACTACTTGAGTTAAATTTATATCTGAGCCATACTGTATATCTTCAGTTCTGTTTGTAGCTAATATAGAATTTTTTACTCTAAGTATAGTTTCACTACCTTCGCTTACTACTGGTGCATATGTAGCTTCTGATGCAGTATCAAACCTATAAGTTTTTGGTGAATCCTCTTCTGTTACAATCTCCACTCTAACGATATTAACTATAGGTTTTTCTGTTAACTTTTCTATTGCCATTCTTATCACTCTCCTAATTTAATCTCATATATTTTTCATACATAATTGAAAAAGTTAATGCTTTTTTATCATTGTCTGTTACAATTCCTGTTTCATTACCTGCATATCTAATGGATTTAAATTCTTTTAATAGATCCACTACTTGCTTTCTAAAATCTTTAATTTTTGTGAATTTATTTTCAGGAATAAAAAAAAGGATATCTATGTATCCCTTTCCTACTCTTCTATTTGAACTAGTAATTCCATCATCTTTTAAAACAATATAAGGTGATTTACACTCACCTTTATACTGACCAACTAAATAGACATCTATATTATTATCTTGTAAATACTCATATACTTTTAAAATCATATTATCTTACTCCACCCACTTAATACTTGCCCACTCCATCTTTGAATGGTAGGCCATAATATTGCATTCTTCTTCTCATGACATAATTCTAGATACTTAAACTGAGGTGTATTACCTCTAAGATTAATTCTAGTTGTTGTTCCAGATTTAGTTATCTTATAATCCATAGTTTGTCTAGAGTTTCCTGTTCTATCTGTCCATGGAGCATTTAATTTTGCATCATTAATCATTTTCATACCAGCAGTTTCAGCATATAAGTTTGTTGCTCTTTCTACCTTTAACTGCATATCCGCCAATCCATTTATTAAACTACTTGAATCTAATCTCATATCAATCACCAAATCTTAAATCTAAAGGTAAGGTTATTATTTCATAAATATAATCATCCTCAATAATAGTATTATTATCCATATTTAACCCTTCATATTCTTCTAATTTCATTTCACAATAGATTTTAAGGTTCTCCCCTATATCGCTTATTTTATAACATAAATTATCTATAAATATTAGATCCGTTTGTTTTAGTTTCTCAGCCTCTTCATCAAAAACAATAAGGTATTTCTTGTTTTCTTTATTAAGATTCACGCCATTATTATTTAATATTATATTGACAGTTTTATTATTTGTCTCAGAATATAGAACACCTTTTAAATTAGCGACAATACAATATCCTTCCTTCTCTTTAAATTTATTTAAGACTTCCCTTACAACTATTCCATCACTAGGTAACTGCTCTATAGCCCCTATAACTTTGCTTTTTATATACTCTATATTTATACTCATATCTATCCTCTCTTTAACCTATTAATGTATATACCACTCAATGGACTACCACTATTTTTATTAGCTAATTCATCAGATTTTTTTGAATATTTTTCAGCTAAGTTAATCCAAAAGTCAGCTCCAGCACTTTCAATAGTAATAGGCCCTACTGTTACCTTGCTATCTCCATCCGCTTTTAAATAACAAAGGTCACTTGCAGTTTTATATATATCATTTTCATTATCATCTAAGAAAATCTGTAATTGTTCATCACTAAAGAATGGATATTTGCTTTCTAATAAAAGAATTTTTAATTTATTTACCATATTACCCTCCTATAATAAATAAGAGGGAAATAAATCCCTCATTTTTAATATGCAGTTATAAATAATACTTCGTCTGCTCTTTCGAAAGATGGAATACCTATCATAGATACTTTTGTATCAACACTTACCGGATCTTCTTTAACCATAGTAGTTATAGCGATATTGTCAACCATAGAAGTATCTAATTTACCGCTACCATATGTCTTGTCATACTCTTCTGGTGTAACACCATATACTGTATTTCCTAAAGTAGAACCACTCATGAAAGTAATTTTCTTATCTTCATAGTAAGGAATTGGTTCTCCACCATCTTCATCATAGTAAACACTATCTTCTAAGAATACTATTGTAACTCCACATACTTCCTTAACATAGTCTAAATAATGCTTTTGACCAAGGATAGGGAAATTAGTGTTATAACCGCTTAGTATAGCACCTTTAATAGCTGTATTAATCATAAAAGTAGCATCAAATGTAGCTTCTGTCATTAACATTATGTTAGGTTTAGCATAGTGTTCTTTAACCATTAATTTTTGATATTTAGCTATATCTCCAACTATATCAGCCGCTGCAGTATTCCATTTTCCTGTTGAAATTGTGATCTTGTGATTAGAAGGAACTCCATAATCTACAACTACATCACCATCAGCAGATGTTATATTAATCTCGCCATTTTGGATTAATTGAGTTCTCATTCTCTTCATTGCAATTCTTGCACCTTCTCTAAGAACTGCATAATTTTCAAATACTTGTTCTATTAATGCATCAACTAAATTTTGATTATTAGCATTCATTGCGTTAATTAAATCTCTTCTTATTGTTTCATTGATTCCTATAGCTTCTTTGAAGAAAGGCATTTCTTTCTTAAACACACTTAATTCAGCACTTAATGCTCTTACTTTAGCAGCTGTATCAAATGCAGATTGCCTTAAAACTACTGCCTTCTTTTTGCTACCTTTTGCAAATTCTATACTTGTAGACATTTGCTTCTTAGTTGGGAATAATGCTTGATCTATCGTATCCTCTTGTGGTAGTTCTTTTAAATATAATGCAATTTCTTTTGAATTTATAAAATCTTTTAATTCACTCACTACTTATTACCTCCTATAAAAATGCAATCATGCTAAGTGCTTTCTTTTCTACCGCACCATTAGTTTCATCTAATTTAATTTTTGCCGAATTAACAAATCCATGAATCATTACTGGAACTACTTCTGTTCCTTTAGAATTGTTAAAGTCAACATCTTGGAATACTATTCCGTAAGCAGTTGTAGCGCTTTCAGATGTAACAACTGTCTTACCATCAGCTGCAATTAAAGTACCTGCTTCTAGTACTCCATTTACTAAAGATGCTGTTACATCTGTTTTAGCAACTTTTAAATTAATACTTACATAGTGATCACCAGCTAATGCTCTTATTTCTTTTTGAGCAGCACCTATTGTATAACTTGATTGACGCATAATTTAAACCTCCATTTATTTAATAAATTTATTTATACCAGAATCTTTTATTTGTTCTGCACGTTGTTTTCCTAATCTTTTACCAACACTATCTTCCTTTGATTCTGTATTAGTTTTTCCACCAGTTGAAAAGTCTGGTACTCCTCCAGGTATTTTTTCAAATAAGAAGTCATTCTCTTCTTTAATAGTTTTTAATTGATCCTCAATACCTTCTAGCTTTCCATCTTTAAGAGTAAGCTTTTCATTATCTAGCAATGCTTTTACTAGCTTGCTATTTTTAACCTTTGCTTCTTTTAATGCACTTTCCAAAGCAATATTGAAGTCTTTTTCAGTTGCAGCCTTTTTAAGATTTTCAACTTCTTTAGATAATGTTTCTTTTTCATTCTCTAAGTCTTTAAAACCTTCTATCTTAGTAACTGCATCATCCAAATCACTTTCAAGTTTTTCAATCTTTGCTTTATTTTTTCTTAGTCTAATATCAGCATTTTCTTCTGATGTGATATAAACTTGATTAGCTTTCATAGCAGTTTCAATAGTTTTTATTGTATTTTCCTCTATTCCAGCATTAGTTAATATTTCTCTTAAAGTCATTTAATAAAATCCTCCTAATCTACGCTTTTTACAAGTGTTGCTCTTGTTAATTTAGAGTTACTAATCATTCTTTAACGCCTACTGAATAGTAATTAAAGGCATAATAAAAAGCCTTAGTTCTCTAAGACTTAATTTAATCCTCTATTATATTAATTCCATACTCTTTAGCAATTTCGTGTTCAATTTTGCAACCTCTTGCATTTCTCCAATCTCCACCAAAATAAGCGATATCAGCTTGACTTAAAAATTGAATTGATTTACCTAAATACCATACTGGAATTTGCTTATTTATTTCTCCAGGATATTCTGATATAAATGAATCAATTAATTCTACTGGTTCACCAATTGTTTTTTCTGCTTTTAATCTAATTTCTTCTCTTGTCTTTAAAATTTCTTCATCAGTTAATCCTCTCATTGGTTGTGATATAAATAATTTTTTCATATTTCCACTATTTTCCTTTAACTATTTTTATTTTAGTTTTTCTTATAAATTCTTCTCTACTTATATTTAGTTCTTTAAAAGCTTTTTTAATTAATTTTTTCTTTGTATTTTGATTTTTACAATTCAACGCCCAATTTTTATAAAACCATGCTTTATAGAATAAATCTTCAGCATCAAAAGAAACTTTCAATGATAATCCCGTTGTTTTCCCATTCATATTAGTTGCTCCCCTATAGTTGCTATAATCTTCCCTCTACCGTCTTTGATTTCTATTGTATTTTTATCATTTATCTCTTCATATGTCATTTCAAATATATCCGGTTTACATGGATATAATTCTCCTTTAACTCCCTTTATAACATAATCCCCACCATTACACTTATGAGTTCCCTCTAAAGTTTCTATCAAACAGTATGCTTCATCTATGGAATATCTTTTATAATCACAATTACACAATCTAACAGTATTATCACTTACTTTATCCATAAACCAATCCGGCATATTATCTACATAAAATTTAAATGCTTCAATTTCTACTGGTTTCTTTCTGTACTTAGCCATACTTCCTCCTTATTTATCCCATGGATATTTTTCAGCCATTTTACCATCTGGACCTATTTTGCAATAACACTTCTCTCCAGCCATAACATACTTACCATTGTTTTCAATATTTACATCACAATCTTTATACTCTCCGTAAATACTTCTCTTGCAATCTTTGCAATAATTATCTCTATCTACTGTCATTATTCCACCTCAACTATTTTAAATCTATTCCTTCAATTTCTGCTCTTTCTTCTAAGTAAGTTGCGTATAGTTCCATAGCTTTTAATTGACCATTCAATAAATCATAACTACAAGAAGGTGTAAAAGGTAAAGTTCCTGCTTTATATTTCTTAAGCATATTTCTTAATCCATTTATTCTTATTTTTAATTGTAAATACTCTGCTTTAAACCTTTCTTTATAATCTACACTTTCCATCATTTGAACAGTATCTTTTAATTCCATTGTTCAATACCTCCTTAATTTTAAGCATAATAAAAGACTTTATTTACATTGTGATTTAGGTTTATCACACCATTTGCACCTGTAACCAAAGCCTTTTTCATAAATAATTTCATGTTTGTGATTTTTAGTATTAAACACTTGTTTTAACTTCTCTATAAACTTCATTAATTATCTCCCATATAAAGCCTTATATCTAGCATTTAAAGAGTTATTTCTTTCTAATATTTCCTTATGTTCTTTCTCATACTCTTCTACCGTTAACTCTTTTCTAAGAAACTCGCCTTTTAGATTCTTAAGCCTTTTAATATTTTCCTTAATTTCTTTATCAACATAGCTTATTACATACTTCTTCCTACACTTAGGACAACAAAAATATGTTCTTTCTACTGTATCAAACAACTTTTCAGATTTAATGATTTTCTTTTTTACTACAAATTCTTTCTTACAATCATCACATATAACTTTCATAATTAAGCTCCTTTTAACCACTCATCTAAATAACTAATATCTTTACCATTAATCCATTGCCCAAGCTCTCTGCCTATTTCATCTAAGGATTTAGGTATAACTATTGTTTGAATACATAAACAGTTTGGATGCGGAACTGGTACTTTATCCGGTGGAAAATTACCTTGTCCTAAATTGTAATAATCACTATTAGCATAATCATCACATTCATCTTCACCAAACCTATCAACTTGCCTTGCTCCATGTTCTGGTGACAGCTCCCAGTGCATAGCTTCTGCATAAGGATTATTTTGAGCATTATTAATATTTTGAGCATAAAACATATGATTCATGCTTGTTCTTAATAGTCTTTGTGCATTATAATCTACTGTTTTATTTCTTAAGTTAGGATAAACTTTAGAAAAATTCCAATCCTTTTTAGCACTTGGATTAACATACTTCTCTAAATCCTTTATTATCTCTAAATAAGATTTCTGCTCTGCCATTCCCTTTGTAAGAACATATTGAATATCTTTCATAGTTCCATTAGAATATGTCCAAACCCTATCAGAAAGACTTCTATTATCTTTGTAGAAGCCTCCTTGTATAATCTCCCCTATAACTTTTGAATTGGTATTGTAAGCAAATTGAATTATCTCTTTGTCTATATCTAGCTTATATTTATTATTTATATAATTAAGAAAATCACCTTGAACACTTGCTGCAATTTCAGCTGATGATTTAATTGAATCACTTGTTAACCCTACTAAATTATTATCTAACTCTAACATTTTATATCTAACATATTTTTCATAATCAACTAACCAAGCTTTAGTAAATCCACCTTTAGCTGTAGAAAATTTCTTTATTAAATCATCTGCTACATTACTATAAAGTTTCCTTATTTCAACTATAGTTTGGTTAGTTAATTTATTTTTATTGTTAGCTGCATCTTTGAGTAAGTTATTATATAAATTACTACTGTTCATAGTTATTCTTCATCCTGATCTCTAGCTTTATCATCATCTTCGTTAGGATCATCTACTTCAACTTCTTCATCTTTATTAGTATTAACATTAAACTCCCCCATGCTAGAGCTTTCTAATAATGATTTTTCAGCTAATATATCATTAAATTCTTTTTCTGCATCTTCTGCACTAGAGAATTCAGTTATATAAGACTTTCTTGTTCTAACATCTGCTAATACTTCATTAATTGCAGTAGCTTTTCTTTCCTCTTCATCAGCTGGAATAGGATAATTATGTTTAAATATTAAACTAAAGTCTAAATCTTTCCACTTTGGATTAAATCCAGGCAACTTAGCTTCTTCTGCTATAGCTATAATATATCGTATAACCTCTTCAAGAACTGGTCCCCAATCGTTCCATTTCTCTTCACAACGAGCAATAAGGTCATTATAAAGATATCTCATAGCCTTAGCGCTTGGTATATTATTCATATCATCTAAGCTAGGCATATCAAGTATAGTATTCATATCTTTCTCTATTCTATCTAAATACTGCTCCACACTAGATATATTTGAAAGCGAAAATTCTTGTCTCTGTATATTACCTTGCTTACCTTGTTCTAAAGCTTCATCACTAGTTCTTGAAAAATGTGCTGCTCCTGGAGCTATGTTAAATTTAGATGAATCCTCTGGATGTAAATCTATTCCTGTTTCTATTCCAAATAATCCAAACTTAATAGCATCAGCAACATCACTTGTAGTCCTATTGTATCTATCTTGACTAGGTTTTAAATCATGTAGATCAGTTTCTCCAAACTCCTCTCCAAGTTCTCCACCATTTTTTATAAGCCAAGCAGGTATTTTATTCTCCTCGAATCCAATTTCTTGAGATGCTGAATTAATAGGTTTTAAGAGATTATCGCCTTTATATGTTTCTATAACATAAGTTGCCTCAGCTGGTGTATTTTCTTTAATTACTTCATATGTGAATTTATGAATATAATAAGTTTTCTTACTTTCATCATCTTCATATAAGTAGTTATTTAAATCCTCTTGAAAAAATCTAGCTTCTGTTAATACCCCATCAATTTCTTTATATGAGAAATTTTCAATATCTTCATACCTAAGATTAACTCCACCAGGTATACCTTTTTCACCAACTTTAACTGATGCTCTTAGCATAACTCTTTTCTTAATTGTAGACATTAAAAAAGCCTGTCTAGTTTTCTTCCAGAACAGGTTTTTTCTAAGTATATTATCTATAAATCTTCTTAATTCTTCAGCCAGTTCTTTCTTTGTAGTATCAAAAGGAACTATAGTTATATCTGGCTCTTTACTAAACATCCATCTTGCTTGTTTCTTTAAAAGAGGTTTTACTTTATTTCTAATGTCTTGAGTTGGCTCATAATCTAAATTATCTTGACTTTCCCAGTTTTGACCTAACTTTGGTTTATCACTTTTAGCCTTTGCTTTATCTTCACAAGCGCCTTTATAGTAATAATAATCAACTCTTACCTTTTTACGTTCTTCCTTTTCTTCACTGCTAAGCTGTAATAACGTTTCTCTTACTGTATCCATTAGAAAACTCCTCCTCCCTTCTTGTATGCATTATAATTATTTTTCTTAACACCTTTACCTTTGCTATAAACATCATTATCATAAGCACTACTTTTACCTTTTAAAACTATAGTATTTACAAAATACCTAACTGCATCCATAGCATGGTCATTTTCCTTAATAGGTTTATCCTCACCTCTATTAGCTGCTTTCTCATCCCAACTATATGAAAAAAACTCCCTAAACGTATTAATACAACAATCATTAAATAGTATTAATACTTCATTGAGAGCTCTACCCACTTTTCTTATTCCATCTTCAACTTCATTGCTAGCATGCTTTACTTTGTATTTACCTTTTTCTCTTATTAATGCTATAAAAGATGCTGCACTTGGGTCAATTATTATAGCTTTTGGTATTATATCACCTAAAAATTTTTCTAAGTCTTCATAATACTGATTATCAGTTTTTTGTTTTACTTCTTCTCTACCAGAATAGTAATATTCTTTAACAGCATACCATTGCCCCTTATATTTACCCCAAAGAATAAATACAGTAGCATTTTGAGTACCGTAGTCACAACTAACATAGTATTCAGTATAATTTCTAATTAAAGTAGCTGCTTTGTGAATAGCTTCATCAAACATATCATATATAATTCCTTCGGCCATTACCCAAAGTCCTAATATATAACGCTTATAGAATACTCCAGAATACATTTTTCTATATCTTTCTTTAACTCTTTCTGATAAAGATAAGTTATCATCCATTGTAAAATGTAGATATAATATATTCTTTTCTTTCTGTTTATCCATCCAATTAACTTTAAACCAATGATATGGTCCATCTGGATTGCAGTTGAACCAATACTTTGAACCATCAACTGAACATCTTCCTGTTGCTTGGTTAACAAAACTTTCAGGCATTAATGCAACTTCATCAAAAAAACAACCAGCTAAAGTTATCCCTTGAATTAAGTCTTGTGATCTTTCATCTTTACCACCAAAAATATAAAAATAATTAGATATACCACCTTTGGTAACAATCATAAGGTTATCTGCTCTTAGGTCATCAACTTTATATCCTCTTGATTTAAGCATTAACTTTAACCAAAATAATACATTTCTCCTAAATGAACCAATAGTTTTACCACACATACCAAAGTTTTGATATTTGAATGTTTCCATGGCCCATATAATATATGATAATGACATAGAAACAGTTTTACCACTTCTGATACTTCCATCAGCAATAATTCCATCTTTATCTTTCATAGGAGAGTTAGGCATCCACCAGGTTAGCACTTTTAATTGTTTATTAGAAAATGGACTAAATTTAAAGACAGCTTTTTTAATTTTATTAACTATCTTTTTCATTTGCCCATACCTCTGCGACTTTATTTCCTAGTGCTGCTATGAATCCATCATCTTCAACTTCTTCCTCTTCTTCATATGCTCCTGATTTAATCTTAGCTATTTCTAATTTTTGTTTTTCTATCTCAAGTTTTTCTTTAGTTACTGTATCTAATAATCCTGAATACTTAGCTAAAAATTCTATTGCTTTCATTTTGTCTAATAGTTTAATACTAGCTCCGTCTTTTCCTTGTTTAACTTCACTTAGTAATGTACCATCAATTTCACTAGACTCTTTAAATCTAACAACATTAATTACTTTTGTTATTTCCTTCTTAGTCTTTTTATCTATTATTGGACCAAAAGGACCCATTACTGGAACTTCTTCTTGCCCAAATTCTAAAAAGTCAGTTATATCTGCCAATGCAATATCAATATATTTCTGTAATATACTTCTTTTTAAAAACTCTTTATTACATTCAGCGCCTAATAATAAATCTATTTGTTCTTTTATCTTAGTATTTCTTAGTAAATTACATCCATTAACCATTGCTGTTTCATAACTACATCCATAGACTTTTAAATACGACTTAGTAGCATTCATACACTTAGCATATATAACGCAAAAAAGCCTTTGCTTATCAGTTAATTCAGTATTTTCTAATACCTCTTTAACCTCATCTGCAATAGCCTTTTCTTTGCGCTTCTTCTTTGCGTTCTCTTTGCTTTTCTTACTAACCGAACGTTCGCTTTTATCATTCTCTTTTTCCGAACGTTCACTATTATCCCAGTTGTAGGTTTTCTTCCACCTTCTAACCGTTCCTTGAGGTATATCTAACTCTTTAGCTATATCAACTAGCTTATAACCTTTTTGGTATAACGAAAGAGCCTTATTAAGTTTTTCATTTGGAGCTCTAGCCATTCCATTACACCACCTAGCCTTTATACATTCATAAGATAATATCCATTATGAGTAGTTTTAACTACCTTACCTAACTTTCTTAATCTTTTAGCTTCATTCTTAGTTATCTTTTCCATATATGTACCTCACTCTATCTTATTTGCTTTAAAGCGCCTTTTTCTCTTTTATAAACTGCATGTCCCATACATTCTCTTGCATCATCTGTACTTCCTACCACTTTAACCTTTTTACTAGAACAGTGTGAACAAACTAAGAACCCATTAAAATCTACTTCTCTATATAATACAAAAGTTGTCTTTTTACACTTATTGCATTTTAATATTAAATATTCTTTATCCATGTTCTCACCTGCTTTCATACAAAATAAAAAAGCACCTACCATCTAAGGGTAAATGCTTTTAATAATATCTATTTGGGTAACAGAGGGCACAATACAAAAAATCCTATGGAATAACCATACCAGAAATATGATTTTATTATATTATATAGTTATATAACAATCTATAGCGTTTTACTGTCATTTTTGTGCCAATGTTTTTGAATTGCTCACTAACACATTCCGTCAAATTCATATTCACATTCTTCGCAAATACCTTTTTCTCCATTTTCATAACAAGATTCACATAACATTACCCCACACTCTTCACAATGTTTTTCAACACTTTTAATGTCTTTTCCACAATCTGCGCATTTCATCAACATACCCCTCCTTGCCTAACGAAATATATTTTTGAATTGTGCACTAAAAAATACCGCATATTCTTTTTTGAATAATACGGTATTTCTTCATATTTCATATATAATTTTATTGTCTTAATATCAATCAAAATCACTCTAAAAATTAGATTTACCAGTTAGATTTAATTATATTTCCATTTTCATCGTAATATATATTTTTTTGTGGTGATGGCATTTTATCTATTTCAAATGGGTCATATCCGCCACTGCCATAATCTTCAGAAATTCTTACCTGGTTTCCTCGTACAAAGCAATTTACATAATCATAATAAGCAACTCTAACTTGCAAAAAACTATTAACGCAAGCAACCATTTTTTTATTTTCCTTTTCTATTATATGTTCTGGATTATACATAAAAGCAAGTATTAGTAATGAATATAAAAAAAAGATAATACTACCTATAATTGATGTAATTATTATTGTTCCCTTTAATATTTTACTTTTAACACTAGTATATATAATTATTACTATCTGAATTAAAATTAAAAATGATAAAACAATAAAAATCCCAGTAAATATAAAATATGGAAAATTCATAAGTGCAAGATTATTAATTTTTAAAATATATACTAATAACTTATACCCTATAATTAATATGATTAAACTAACAAATTCAACAAAAAATATAACCTCTCTTTTCATAATATATCTCCATTTTATATAATTCATTTATTATTTATATTATACAGATAAATATAATGTTGAACAATATTTTTTATTGTTTAGCATTATTTTTTTATTGTTTAACAATATTTTTTTGTTAATTCTATAGTTACACATAAAGTCTTCACCGTATTATTAAATTTTCAAAGATCATTTAGTTCGCAATAATTTCAAATTGTTCTCTAATACTTTTCTCCACAAAACGGACAATAAGCAAACATTACATCTAAATTTTCTTTTTTAGTACGAATATTACCACTTTTAGTTTCATATTTCCCTTGAGCAATAAAACTCATATAGTACTTACCTCTAACTACATTGTCATCACCAAATACTAATGCAATTTTTTCATTAGTAACTCTAAAGTTGGTTAAATTCTTAAATCTTTTATCTTCTCTAGCCATTTCCTCTAACTGTTTTCTTGTATCTTCCATGCAATTACACATAATCTAATTTTTCCTCCCTTATTGGTTAAGATAAGAAACTCGGTCAAAAGCAATTAGACTTCTAAGAGCCTCTATACTGCTTCTTTCATTCCTCAACCTATCTCTGCAAACATCAACTTCTATCTCTAAAACCTGTTTTTTATATCTTAATTCTGCAATTTCTGGTTCTCCTCGTGCTATATCATAAGCTAAGTTAGCTGGAACACTACTTCCTTTACTTCTTAATTGTATTTCCTTAATTGCTAAAGCTTTTCTATAATCTCTTTCAGCTGCTGCTAATGCATATCCACGTTTCCTAAGTTCTACTGTTAATGCATCTAATGTCTGCTTACTCTTCTCAAGTAGCTGTAATTTCTCTGATATATCCATATTAGTTCTCTCTAAAAGTAAATACTGCTTCTAATTCAGCTATTTCTCTTTCAAACTTTTCAAGTTGTTCTTTCTTATAATTTTCTACTGCTTCAAGATCCTTAAATACAACATCTTCTCTGGTAACACCATTTTCATCAGCAATATACTTACCAAACTCACCCTCTAATTCTCTACTAACTACTTTTACAACCTCATTAACTACTTTCAAATTACTCATTTTCTTCTCCTTTATCACCTTATTAAATCCTTTTAAAACTTCTCCACCGTTTTTTTCTACTTCAACTATAGCTTTTTCTAAGTTTTCTTCCGGTGCCTTTTCCTTTTTAGAAACTTCTTTTTTGGTCTTTCTTTTTTCAGCTGCTCTTTTATCACTCTCAGCACCACTATAAGGAACGTCTGTATAATCTTTATACTTTGGTTTCATGAACTCATCTTTACCAAGTATAAATAACCCTCTTAGGTCCTTTTCTGAAATTTTGGGATATTCAACTTTTAAAAGCTTTATAATAGATTCAGTTTTTTCATTTTTATTTAGACAATCTCCTACCTTTTTTATTATTGCTGGTTCAAATTCTTTGATATAACTTTTATAAGATTCTAAAGTTCTACCATACACATTGTTAATCTCTGGTGTAGTGATTCCAACCCCTTTATATTCTTGCTTAATTTCTTTAACTATTTGTCCTCGAGTCTTTTCTAGTTGTATACCATTCTCAATCTTTTCAACTATTTCACTTTCTAATTCAATTAACATCTTTAACCTTTTCTCCTTCCCTATCTTTGCTACTTCAAATTTATACTCTGCATAATATCTTCCAAACATTGTATTAAAGTTATATGCTTCTTCCCAAGTAAAGTCATGTTCTAGCAACACTCCTGTTAGTATCTTGTCCACTACTGCTACAGAATCTATTTCTGCATCTACTTTAGCTTCTCTTAACATTGTATCTATAACTTTCTTTTGCCAAGGAAGTAAAGTATCTAACCATTTAGCTTGTGCATTATATTGAGCTACCTCTTTACCTTGCTCTCTTTCTAACTTCCTTCTTTGACTTCTATTCATCTGCTAACCTCTCAATAATAAAGTTTTTAAGCTTGTCCATTCGCCATTTAGCTTCACATCAACATTGTTATCTGATAGTACTTGTCCTATGCTAAACGATTCTCTGTATTCAACATCCTTATAAGTTACAACAACCACTCTATTTGTTACATCTGTTATAACTCCATTTCTTGCTCCAAAATTATTTCTTCTATCACTTGTAAAAATTTTTACTTTTAATCCTTTAAATAAATCTAATTTACTCATTATCATCACCCACAAATTCTCTATACAATTTAATCCAATCCTCTAATTCCATAGTTACTAACCACTTACATCTATCTTTTCTATGAAATACTGTAGGAATTTCATTATTTTTAGCATCTGACTTAGCTTGACTCATAGCATCATAAAGATTTAATCTTTCAACTCTTTTACACTCTATATGAATACCTGGTAATCCAACTACATCTGCATCACCATTTGCTCCACAATACTGTTGCCCTCTTCTAGTTTCATACCCATATTCTTTTAGCTTGGAGGATAGTTCTCTTTCACCTCTTGCACCCTTTTGTTTACTATTCATCTACAATCAATCTCCCTCCACAACATGTTCTTATTAAACTTTCTCTTTCATATTCTCCATTTTTACTGATTACTGTTTTTAAAAGCTTATCTAATTGTTTGTCCTTTATTTTTAAAACTTCTTTAATTTCTTCTCTAGTTAGATAATTTTTATCCCAAAGAATCTCTAATGTATTTTGGAACTTTAGTTTTAACTGTTGGTCCAACTTTTTATTAAAATGCACTCCAGCTCGTCCATCTCTATGATGTTGTGGACAAAGGTGTATATGATTCAATGGACAATCCTTTAATGCTGGTACTTGTGATCTGTATTGTATGTGGTGTAATTCTGTTCCGTATGAACCACATATACTACATTGATTTTCATAATTCATGCCGCACCTCTAGTTATTAAATTGAATTTGACTATTAGCACAGTAATCATATATCCTAGTTCTTTAGATGGTTCCCACTTCTTAATGTAATTAATAGCCTCTTCAAAATCTTTCTTCGCTGTATCTTTATAACTAGCTACATGAAATACTTGCTTGTACCTTTTCCACAGATTAGAGAATACTTTCTTACTAAGTTCTCTGTAAGCTGGTGTATCTTTTCCGCCAAGAACTACAACAATTCTCTCTTTTGCAATTCTATGAATTACTTCCTGTTGACCGTAATCAATTGTCATACTATTACTTAGAACCTCTATCTTTTCATCAACCTCTTCAAACTTCTTATCATGGTCCTTAATGATCTTAAACTGTAACTCCATCATTTCTATTGGTGATAATTGTTTTTGAGGTTGTCTTAATGCTTCCTCCATTTTATTAAATGCTTCAATATACTTTAACTTCCATTCCAATGCCTTTGCCCCAGTAAAGCCCATAACCAATAAACTAAAACCATCTCTAGTTAATAAATATTCTTTATACTTCCTTCCTCTTTCAGTTGTATATTCACTTTCCATCATCATACTTTTCAAAAGCGAATTTTCGCTGATGAGATTTTCTATAGCTTGAGTTACGTGTTGATGTTGTTTCCCAAAATCCTCTGCAACTTGTCTACTAGTTACAACTAACTCTCCATTACTATTCCTTGTTACTACAACATCCTTGTGTTGATGTTTTTCAATTTTATTCTCCATTTCTACCTCTCCTTTTATGATATTGAGTTTCATGTGAGAATGAACACTTAAAACTACGCTGCAATAACTGCTCATTCTCCCCCTATTTATTTATTCAATGCTTTTATACAAGTTTTACAAACTTCCTTACCTTGCCATTTAACTGTATTTTTAGAACTCCCACAGAAAATACAACCAGTTACTTGTGGTTCATATTTCTTTAAAATTATTTGTTCATCCTCTGTATATATTTCTAAAGCATCCTTTTCATTTATATCTAGAGTTCTTCTTAACTCCATAGGAATAACTATTCTTCCTAAATGGTCCATTCTTCTAACAATTCCTGTAGCTTTCATTCCTTATTCCTCCATCTTTATATTTATTTCTATTGCTTTAATATCATTTTCTAACATTACAACTAACTTCCCAGTTGCACTTTGATAATTCTTAAGCTCTTCAAAATTATCAAATATTTTTATAAGCTTATCTCTTTTAACAGATGTTATTATTCCATATCCATATGCAATATCAATTGAATTTGAATCCGGATAATCTTCTTTTAACTGCTCTAATTTTTTATTATGCTTTTCTATCTCTGCATTAAGTTTCCTCTCATACTTAGCTTTAAGCTTTTCTAATTCAGCTTTATATATTTTCAAAGCTTTCTTATTCATTTTTAAAGTTCCTTTCCTGTTACTGGATCATATCCTAACTTATTTCTTACACTTGCAAATCCCCAAGCACATTTTCCTGTTCTATCTTGATATTCATCTGCTACACACTTCTTATATATCCATCATGCCATTCCTTTAATCTCTCTTGTGTCATTTAAACTTTCCACTCTAATGGCATATTAACTCTTGCAGCTAATATTTTTTGTGCATTCTCATTAATCATTTGTAATAACCTCTAAGATTTCAATCGCATCATAGTTATCTGCATACCACTTACCAAAGCTTTCATAAGTGTAAAATATCAATCCTTGCTTTCTACAAGTATCCTTCTCAATAAACTCTACTTGAATTTCAACTAAACCTTCTGCTAAATTTCTAACATCTTCTAATCTCTTTGACATATCTAAATCACTCCTTAAATCTATTTAATGAAAATATTAATAATCTTTTTTTCTTTCCATCCTCTGTTTACAAGCTTTTTATTATGTCTACTAAATAATTTGCTGATATCAAAGCCTTCCTTTGCTAATAAAATTAATCCTCTTATTGCTACCTGTATAGTATCAAGTAATTCCTCTGCTATATGAAGTCTATCACCCTGTAGAATCGCTTCTTGTGCTTCAATGTGTTCTTCTTTGAGTTTATTAGAAATTTCTTCCCAAGAGTCGTTCTCGTTAGTTTCAGTAGTGTTTATATTTCTATCAAGTATCATTAACTTTAATTTCATAACTAAATCCCCTTTACTTGACCTATATAAACTGATAATTTAACACCCTCTTGTGCTGGCACTCCAATTTCATTAAGCATCACTGCAACTTCTGCTAAATCATTAACTCTTCTGTTAACTTTTCTTAGATTTCTTATTATCTCTTCTAACTTAGCTATTCTATAATCTTTAGCTTTAACTACCTGTTTAAGATATATATTTTCAACTACTGGATCCTTAAGCATTTCTTCTAAAACTTCTTTGTCCAATTCTTCACTAGCTGCAATTGTATCAGCATGATTTAATCCTAAGTTATCAATACATGAATACATCTTATCTCTATTCACTTTTACATCCCCCTTTTTTGAATTGCGAATTACCAACGCTCTTTCTTTATTTCAGTATTCTCCATTCTATCAATTATAGTTTTTACTTTTTTAATTTCTCTGTCCCTTATCGTTTTAGCACATTCTTTACTGCAAGTAGGTAAAAATCTCTCCATATAAGCACTTTCTACTAAATAAACATCATCACCAAAATCTTTTTTAGCTCTACAGTTTTCACATTTATACATAATAATCACCTCACAATAATTTCATATTAAATAAAATTACTCTTCAATTTTGCTATATCCAAAACTTGTAATATCTTTTACATTTATAATTGTTCTTTTATCATCAACTAAATCAATAAGCTCCAAAACTCCATCTAATCTATCTCTGATAGCATCTCCTAAAAAATCAAAAAAATCTTCTATTTTGTCTTCTTCTAATTTAAAATATCCTATATCTCCGCTTTTAAATCTTATTTTTATTTCACTCATCATATCCCGCTCCTTACTTCTCAATAAATTCAAACTATCCAATAAGTTTTTTTAATATATTAACTTTTTCTTTACCTTTTTGAGCTCTTATACTCTTCCCATCACTAACAACCGGTGTACACATTTCCATTAATCTGTCATAAGTTCTTTTGTGATACATATCCTCAAGATCATTAATATTAATGTTTGTTGTTATAATTGTTGGTAATGAGTTTCTATACCTGCTATCAATGATGTTATATATTCTAGATGCTGACCACTCATTTTTTTGTTCAGTACCTAAATCATCAATTATTAATAAATCGGCGTTAGATAAACTTTTTAGTACAGTTTCTTCTCCCTCTTTACCATAAGAAGAATATGTCTCCTTTATTCTTTCAAGCATCTTATTAATACTTACACAAATTGTTGGTATTCCTTTTGGCATTAAATAATTAGCTATACAAGCTGTTGCATGAGTTTTACCATTACCAGGTGCTCCGTATATTAATAAACCTATATTATTTTCTTTAGCTTCATTAAAGTTACTAGCATATTTACTGCATATCTTAAAAATCTTTTCTGAACCAATATCGTGATTCCAATTTTCAAATGTACATTGTTTAAACTTTTCATCCATCAAACTATTTTTGAATATGCTATTTAATCTTATTTGCTTTTCTTTATTCTCATCTTCAATAGCTTTTTTCTCTAGTTCCTTTTTTCTACAACTGCAAACTATAGGAACTCTTCTAAGAACATTTAGAATTACAATATCCTTTTGAATTGGATCTCCGCATTTTTCACAAGTTTTTATAGGTGTATCATAGCCCAATCCATTCTGCAGGTTCTTCTCTATTGTTTTTACTAGTAGCTCCGTTTCCATTACCTTCATTCCTTCCGTTTGAAGTCCAATTTTGTAATATTCCTAAAACATATTTATAATTATTAATTTTTCCTCTGTTCATAGCTTCAGTAGCTGCATCCATTAACCATTGTTTGCTGTAAACTTCTATATCTGCTGATATTTGCTCCATTAATATTGCAGTTACTATAAATCCACATTTTTCAAAATGTTTAAATATATCTAAATTTCCTTTAAGACTACTACTATTATTATCTTGTTGTAGTTCTTTCTCTATCTCTATCTCTTTCTCTATCTCTGGTGTACTTTTGTCGTTCAATTGTTGTACATTTGTACATTTACCTTGGACAACCTTTTTTGTATCATCTATTTTTTTTCTGTAATTTCTGATTCTATCTGCTTCTGTACTTGATTGTCCTATAAAATTTTGTATTTCAAGCATAAATATAGTTCCATCATCTAATATTTCTATGAGTTTTAATTTTTTAAATATATCAAATGCAACTCTCACAGTATCTGAATCTATACCAGTAATTGCTGATATCATATCAATGCTATATGGAATATATTCATTCAATCTAACCATTCCTTCAAACCTTAAAGATTTAAGATATAACTTTAAAAGTAAATTTGAATACTTATACCCATTTTGCATAGCTTCAAGCACTTTAATTTCAGGACTATCAAAAAAGTTCTCTTTAAGTTTTAAGTAATAATATTTTTTATTATCAGCCATAACGCTCTCCTACCTTTTCCTTAGATAAGCAAGGAGCCTAAGCTCCAAGCCATTAATTAAATGGTGTATCTTCAAACATATTTCCTTGATTTACTGTATTTTCATCTACAATATAATTTGCATCTACTACTGGCTCATCATTATGAATAGGCGCTGCATCAACATCTACATAATTGAAGTTGCTTACCTTTTCTTCTTTTGCCTCTGCTTTATAATCAAGATCTAATGCTTTAGCCATCTCTACACTCTTTGGTGCAAATTTAAGAACATCAATTAATACTGTTTTCTTAGCCATGCTATCAAAATTCTTTGCCCAAACTGAATTTTTATTTACTTTCCCTTGATACAAATAATTTTTACTGAACTCTCTAGCATGTTGTTCTACCCTTTCCTTGGACCATACAACAAAATCAAATCCACCATTTTTAAGTTTATATACTGCATAATAATGAGTTATCTCTTCACTAGGTACATCTGCAGGCTTATGAATTAAATTCTTATGAAGTCCATATTCATAACTAAACTCATCACCTTTTCTAACTTCATGAGCATATATAGCTTCATATTCCCCAGTATTAAAGGCCATTTTTAAGATACCTTTATACCCAACTTGAAAATTAACTTCTGTAATTCCTTGCTTATTATTTTTATATGGTATAACATATGCTTCACCAAGTACTGTATTTGGTTCTAATCCACATTGAGCACTTTGCATTAATGCACTTAAGAAGCTTGTAGGGGATGCTTCCCAAAATTGTGGATTCCCATTAAATAAACTCAACGCTATTCGTGAAAATCTTTCAGGTGTCATTGTATTTCCAACTGCTTTTTTAATTTCAGGTAACATTTGTTTTAACATTCCAGCCATTTGCTTTTGAGGTGTTAATTCCTTATTTTCAGCTTTCTTATTTGCAACTAGTCCTCTATTTACATTTGCCATTTATATTTCCTCCTTATTTACATTCACTTACTCTCATATTTACATATTCAGAAGTATCATTTACTACAGCTTGGTACGTCACTGGATACTTAGCTTTAAGAGTTTTTAGATCAACTTTATCCTTTTTAACTACCCATCTACTAACTTTATAATTACCATCTGTGGCTTTCTTTGAATTGCCCATTTCTAGGAAAATCTCTTGTTTTAATCTTTCTTTTTCAATTTCTAATTCATTAATCTTTTTAGATACTTCATTGTACAAGCTTAACTTGTTTTCAGTTATGTCAACTTCTTCACCATCTGATAAAACTTGTTGTTCTAATATTTCATCAGTTTCTTTCTTTATTCCAGTTGGAGCTGGTGGTATCTTTGGGATTATGTGATTCTCCCAAAAATCTTTTCCTATCTCTCTTAAAGCTTTAATATCATCTTCATTTCTAGGTATCACTTTCCACTTAATCTCTTTGCCTAATAAATAAATTATTAAGAAGTAGTTAAGCCCTGTAACTCCCATATACCATTGACATTGTGTATAATAACTATCAGGAACTTCTTCGCCTGCCCACATTTTCTTTAAAAACTCTGAGCCAGTTTTTATTTCTAATCCAAACATTTCACCCTTAGGAATAAATTTAATTTCTGCAGTATCTCTATTCTCCCAGTAAATATAATCCTCTTCTAATATTCCAATTCCATCAATATTAGCTGAAAAATATTCAAATTCCTTATCTACCATTGTGAATGGATATTCATATGTCTTAAGCTCTATGTCAGTAGCTTTCTTAAAATCCTCTTGAACCCAATCTCTAATAAGCGGCTCCATTCTAGTCCCGAACTCTGTATGAATGTTTCCTTTAAACTTTTCTACTAAGTCAAGTTTTTCATTGAATACTGTTAACGCTGTTCCATAAGCACTAAATCCTGCTATAGCTCCTATTTCACTTCCACCAATTGAATTGCATCTAAGAGATAACCATTTAGTTCTTTCTTCACTATCCTCTCTAGTATCAAAAACTACTTTTGCAGTCTTAAATAATTCTTTATCTTCTATAAAATCAACCATTTAAACCACTTCTCCTATCTTTTCAATTTCAACTTCATTACTTTCAGTGTCTATTACTTGAGTTACAAAATATTGATATTCATCTGCAGTCATTTCTTCAAGTAATTCATTTTGTGACTTCTCATTAATTTTTTCCCAACCATCTAGACAAATTAGTTTAAGTAATCCGCATTGAGCTTTTGCAACTCTCATTGCTAATCTAAGCTTTTCACCTGAACTTAGTCCATCTATTAAAACACCATTAATTCTTACTCTTCCATCTACATCTACACTAATTCCTTCAATAGGCATCTTAGCAGTCTTAAGTAATTCTCCTGGTAAATTTCTAGCCTTTTCTATTTTTGATGTTAATTCGATAGAATAAGCTTGTTTAGAAGCTAATATTCCATCTCTAATTTCAATGATTCTATCCCAATCTCTTAAATATCCAACCATTTCTGCTACATGCTCTGCTTCAGCTTGTAATGGTTCAATATCTACTTGAGTATTTTCTTTTAAGTAAGATGATGCTTTACCTATTCTGATTTCCTCTTTTTCAATCTCATTAGCTACCTTTTCATCTACTGCTAACTTTTCAGATGCTTCTCTTTCATCTAATCCTTTAAGTTCCTGCTCTTTGGTTGCTATTTTATTTTTGTTTATAGCTATAATGTCTTTTTGCTCTTCTACTGCTTCTAATAAATCTCTTTTCTTTTCATCCTTAAGAATTGAATACTTCTGTAATAATGCTTGATATTCTGATTCAAGTTCATTATCTAGCTTATTTAATTCATTTTCTAAAGTATTATTAGAATTATCTATAAAGTTATTAGCTCTCTCGATTTTACTATTTGATAAAGCTATAATGTCATTTATATCTTCTCTATGTTCTTTATAGGTTAAAGTTATATTAGCTTTTTGCTTTTCCCCTCTAGCTTTAATAGTTTCAACTTTATCATTAAAGCTTTCTTGAAGATTTTTAGCCATATCAATTAATCTATTTATTTCTTGTGCTTCAGTTACTTTTTTATAGTAATCACCTATTTTAACTGATCTCCACTCTTCTCCATCATATTCTGCTGGAATATCTTCATATATCGCTTTAATTCTAGCCTCTAACTCCTTAACTTCTCTATTGACTTCTTCCCTTACTTTGTAGTATTTTTGTTCTATACTCTTAAGAATGAGTAGAATGTGTTGTGAGTAGTCGATATCGTCCACTAGGTCGCCAAACCAATTTACGATATCTTCTTCACTCCAACTAATTTCTAACATTGATAATAATGATTTTGTTTGCTCTTTAACTGAAAGATTTACCCAATCTAAAGGTCTAAATATATTCCCATTTACTAATGTTCTTAAAAACTTTTCTGTACTTGGTACACCTTCATCTGATTTTCTAACCTTAAGATAATCACCTTTTTCAGTTCTTAATCTTCTATCAATTTCTAAACCATCATCTAATTCAACAAATAAAGTTGCTTCTTCTTCTCCTTGTTTTATAACTTCTGTCCTTCTACTCTTATTAGTGAAAGTTTTTTCTATAGCTTCTATTACAGAAGTTTTACCACTTCCCATAGGTCCTTTAAATATATTTACTTTTCCTGGTTCTAACTCTAATTCATCAACTCCTAAAAATGAGTTAACTTTTAAAAATGATATCTTTGACATTTAGCCACTCTCCTTATCTTAAATTTTCTTTTAATTTCTTTTATACTTACTAATAATAAAGTAATACTTCCAACTAAAACTGAAACTACAATCGGCATTACAAAAAAGAATATCCCCCAATAATTAAATCCCATATTAACCTCCTACTTTTTCAATTAATGAACCTAAAGCTGTTTGAGTTTCTATCATAATCCAACGTTGATTTGAATTTCCTATTTCAACATTATCTTTTGCTTTAGTTAATAACTCATAAAGCTCATTAGCTTTTTCTAATATCTCATCCAACTTCATCACCTCCTTTACAGTAGTTAATTATGTTAAGCTTTTATATAAAGGCATATTCGCCTTTTAACATTTGCTTTAACTTACCTTTTTATCCTTATCAGCAAGTAATTCTAATAACTTCTCACATGCTTCAGGGCCTAATTCTTTCATTAGTATTATTGCTAGTCTCTCATTATAGAGTTTTACGTTATAATCACTTATTTCACCATGTATAGTAACCTTAATTCCACCAACCATGGTTTCTTTAACCACCTCACTCATGAGTGACCTCCAATCCTTCTTTTTTTACTTCTAACATTATATTCATCAGCTCTTACTACTGATACAATTTCTTCCTTACACCTCGGACATTTAATTTCATACCTTAAATATCCATTTAACTTAATCTTCAAAAGTAATTTATTACACTTTGGACATTTTATTATCATTTGTAATTCCTCCAAATAATTAATGTCTATTCCCCTTTTGTTATATTTTTTTACTCAAGGCCTCTTCCTCTATTTCTCTTTTTACTTCACTTAAAATTGTTATTGCTACAAAAGCAGTTACCTCTCCATTTTTTAGAGTAGTTTTTATTTCTTGCTTTAAACTCTCCCACTTTTTACAGTTCATTAAATCTCTCCTAATAAAACATTGATAATTGTTGAGTAGGTCTATCTAATTTAATAACCCTTATACTTTCATCAATTATATGCAATGAATCTCTTAAATCCTCAACCGGGATATCCTCCCATTTAGTTGCTCCTAATTTCAAAAGAACTCGTTGCTTCACTAGTTCATACTCATCATTAACTTTAGTAATTCCTAAGCGTTTCTTTATATAGCTACTTATATTATTCTTTTCAAGTGATGATGGTCTATAATAATCAGAACACTTTTCTTCAATCTCCTTTATTTTCATGGAAACAATATCGTTAATTTCAGATCTCATTAGATGAAACATCTTTTCTTGACCTTTAAGTTCCGTCATATAGCTTCCTGTTTTTCTTATTGATGGTAATACTTCTGATGTTACCCACCTTTTAAATTGCTTTGCCTTTGGCATATCGCTTCTTAATATTAATGAGTAAAATCCACTTTCGTTAATTACAACTTGATTTGGATTTCCTTTTCCGTCGGGAATCACGACGGTACTCTTATCTTCCTTATCAACATGACGACTTATTGCATCTCTTGTATTTGAATAACCTAAAACCTCTGCTACATCTTTACCAACTAACCAACCTTCTCCATTAATCTCTACTACTCTTACTTCAAGTTCTAATTCTTTATTAACAAATAATTGAACTCCTTCTTTTCTTTTATGTTTTTCAATTTTCTTTTCCATCTATTCCACTCCTTTTCTTAATATATTTTTTAAATTAGGACAAACTATACTAAATAGCCTCAACATTTGTTGAGTTAAACTCAACATTGGAATTAAAAAAAATTTCGTCTATCTCTATTGGAGTTAAATTAAGAGTTTTCTTTAATATTAAGATTTCACTCGCTTTAAATTCAATTACTCCATTTTCTTTTTTTGAATATGTAGTAACATCAATTTGTAAAAGTTTAGCAAGAATCTTTTGGGTTATTCCTACCCTAACTCTGTATGATTTTAAAAGTTGTGTTTTCAAATTCTCACCTCCTGTCATATTGAGTTAAACTCACCTTATATTTATATAATAATGAGTTGTTCTCAACTTGTCAATGCTTTTTTGAAAAAAAATTGAGTATATCTCAATTTTTATGTTTTTTCACTCAACATTTTATATAATAAATATAGTTGGAGGTAAAAGTAATGAGTACATTTGGATCTAGATTTAAAAGATTGAGACAACAACATAATTTAACACAAGATGCTGCCGCTAAAATATTTCATGTTGATAAATCATCAATATCAAAATGGGAGAATAATAAAAATGGAGCGGATAATGAGGTTATTCAGCAAATTGCAAACTACTTTAATGTATCTATTGATTATCTTCTTTGTAGAGATGAAAATCCTAATACTACATCATCTCCAGAAATGTTAACTAAAAAAGAAAAACTCGATATAGAAAAAGAGGCTTTACAAATGATAGAAAATATAGATAAAGCTAAAGTAGTTGAATTCTGTGGTAACCCTGCTGATGATGAGGATAAAGAATTTTTAAGATTAGCATATGAAAAGTTTTTAAGTGATGTAAGGGTATATAACAAAATGAAATACACACCTAAAAAGTACAAAAAATAATTTATAAAAGGGAGAATAATTTATGAGATCTAGCTCAAATAATTTTGAAGAATATTATAGTTTATATGAAAAAGCTAGAGATTTAGAAAAATTAAATAAAGTAGATGAAGCATTAAATATATATTTATCTATTTTAAATAACTATGAACCTTGTGGTATCTCTTATTATGAAAGACCATCTATAATTTTGGAAAAGCAAAAGGAATATACTCACGCTTTAGAAATTTGTAATTTAGCTTTAAACAATCCAAAAAGATTTAATAAACCTACTTGGGAAGGTGTAAGAGATAAGTTTACTAAAAGGAAAAATAGATTATTAGATAAAATAGCTAAAAACCACCATACAACTAAAATTCCAAATGAAAAAGTATCTTCATCCAAATCAGGTAAAGATAAAATAGATACTGATATAATTCCTATTAATAATGATATATCCAAAGAAATCGTTTATCCTGATTGGTATATAAGTATATCTTTTGGTGAATCTAAATCTCAAAGTTTTGCCCAAGCTGTTGCTTTAGCTCAAATGGCACCACAGTTTATAATTAATAACGTTGAAGGTAAGAATTTATATCAAGCTATCTATTCAGATAAACCTAATGAATATCTACAATTTATAAAATTATATGAATTAGTTAGTCAATGGAAATCATGTTTTGTTATATTAAATGGCAAAGTTATGGATAGAAAAATTATAAGCAAATTAAATTATTGTTACGGTGATAAATGCCGTTCTGGTAAATCAGATTTTTGTTATGGAGCTAGTGAAATGACTGAAAATCCTTTTGGATGTCATAGACTTCAAATAAGTTCATACAATAATCCATGGACATCATTTGGTCAATATGATACATCAGGGGTATTCCACATAGATAAAATAGCTATTAAAAATAGAATAATGGATTACTCTACGCCTTATTTAGACTGTCCATGTTTTTCTATGGATAAGGTTTTAGAAGCGTTAGATAAACTCCCAAATAAAATAAACAAAACTAATAACTATAATTCATCTTACGATTCCAAAATGAGTTTAGATGAATTACTAAATGAATATTCAATAAAAAATTCTACAAAAAAGCAATTAGAGGAAAAACCCAAATCATTATTTGATAAATTAAAATCTATATTTAAAAAATAAGTCAATAATATTACTTAAAGTAATATTTACAT